CTTTTCACGTAGCGGAGTCGGAATTACAGCCGATACCGTTACCAGACTACCCAATTATCGTCGGAGTTGACTTCGGGCGCACACCTTGTGCGATTTTTAAGCAGCGTGACCCTCGTGGACGGGTTATGACGCTTAGTGAGGTAACTTCTGACAATATGGGCATCGAGACGTTCATTAGAACGAAGTTGACGCCCCACGTTTCAAGGTTCTACCCCGGACATGAGCTTATTTGCGCCCCTGACCCCGCCGGGTTTATGAAACAACAGCTAAACGAGATGACACTGGTCGATGCCCTCCGCGCAGCGGGTTATAAGTGCGTAAAACCGCCGTCGAACAAGCCAGAGTACAGAATCCAAGCCGTAGAGCGGCTATTATCCCAGCACCTTGAAGGTGAGGCCATGTACCTCATCGACAAGAGCTGCCAGATGCTACTTCGTGGTTTCAACCACGGCTACCGCTACAAAAAGAAGCGTAGCGGGGAATTAGAAGATAAACCCGACAAGAACGAGTATTCGCACATTCACGATGCCAATCAGTACGCTGACAGCATAATTGACCTACAAGTTCGTGGGTCAGTGGCTTCTACACAAAGAAGAGAAGTAAAGAAAGTGAAGTACGTGTATACTTGAAAAATAACGTGTGACTGATACAATCTACACTATTCGCCCCCGGAGAACGGTTAATGAAATCTACAGAATTCCCACACAGTAAAAAACAAGCCGCTGCGCAGGTCGCGAAACTAAAAGCCGCCGCTAAGAAAAAAGCCGCGCCGAAGCCCAAAGCTAAGCCCAAAGCTAAAAAATAGGAACTAATTATGGCTAATATGGCCCTAATACCTGTAGCTAGCGCAGCTGACCTCGAACGTCAGTCCAAAGAGCGCAGTGATAAGCTACAACAAGAAGACTATATTCAGGGTCTAGCCTCTCACGTCCGCAAAAGATGGGAAGTGGCTAAAGATGGCCGAAGTGATCTTGAAGAGCGCATGTTGCAGTGTGTTAGGCAGCGTAATGGCGACTACGACCCCCAAATTCAGGCTGAAATAGAGTCTCAGGGCGGTTCTGACATATTCGTACAGCTTACGTCGGTCAAGTGTCGTGCAGCGACTAGTTGGCTACGTGACACTCTACTAGGCACCGGCAGCGACAAGCCTTGGTCTATGGACTCTTCTCCAGAGCCAGATTTACCAGCGGAAGTAACCCAAGGACTAGAAGCTAAGCTAAGCCAAGAGCTTATGCAGGCTATGGCGTCCACTGGGGCCATGCCGACTGAAGAAGACTTAGCAGACATCGCGCGGAAGATGCAAGACGAAGCGATGGAGCTTAATAAGGAAGAAGCCGAGAAACGTGTTAACCGCATGGAGCGGAAGATGGAGGATCAACTACTTGAGGGTGGTTGGTACGAAGCGTTTAACGAATTTATTGAAGACATCGTTACTTTCCCGTTCGCTGCGCTTAAAGGCCCAGTAAAACGCCGCCGCAAAGTAATGAAGTGGGAAGAAAACAAGCTTGTACCTGCCGAAGTAATCCGCAACGAGTGGGAGCGTGTAGACCCGTTCAACCTCTATTGGGCACCTTGGGCTTGGGATGTTAACGACGGGTTCGTAATTGAACGCCATCGTATGACTTCCGAGAACCTACAGAGCTTGCTAGACGTTCCGGGGTATAACAACGATGCTATCCGCACCGTGCTGGCAGACTTTGGTAGTGGTGGACTAGACGAGTGGTTGTGGGTTGACTCCGCACGCGCTACTGCTGAAGGCAAGAACACTACAGAAGCTACTAACACTGACGACCTGATTGACGCGCTTCAGTTGTGGGACAGCATCTCTGGCAAGCTACTCGTAGAGTGGGGCGTACCAGAAGAAGACATTGAAGACCAGTCACTTAGCTACCCTTGCGAAGTATGGTTAATTGGCGGCACTGTTATCCGCGCTGTCCTTAACTACGACCCGCTTGGTCGCAAGCCCTACTACTTAACGTCATACGAGTCTAAGCCCGGTTCTGTGGCAGGCAAAGGCGTTGGCGATCTGTGTCGTGACTCGCAGTCTATGGTTAACGCTACTGCACGCGCGCTAGCGAATAACATGGGTATCTCATCTGGCCCACAGGTAGGCGTAAACATTAGTCGTTTGCCTGCTGGTGAAGACATCAGTGATATGCACCCTTGGAAGATTTGGCAGTTCCAGAGTTCAGAGTATAACGACGGCTCTCCACCGCTATCCTTCTTCCAGCCTAGCAGTAACGCGCAAGAGCTTATGGCCGTTTTTGAGAAGTTCTCAGAGCGTGCGGACGAAGACACAATGATTCCGAAGTACATGACGGGCGGACACACGCCGGGGGCTGGTAGAACAAGCTCAGGGCTGTCTATGATGATCTCTAACGCCGGTAAAGGCATTAAGCAGGTAATCAATAACATAGACAAGAAAGTCATCGTACCGGCCATTGAGCGCCTTTATCACGACAACCTGCGTTACGCAGATGACCCTGATTTGGTAGGTGACTTGAACATCAGCGCACGCGGTGCCAGCAGCTTAGTAGTTAAAGAAGCTGAAGCTATCCGCAAGAACGAGTTCTTGCAGTTAGTCCTGAACAGCCCGATGGCTCAACAGATTGTAGGTATGGATGGGGCAGCCGAACTTCTACGCGACGCGGCGCTCAACCTTAATACCAACCCTGATAGGATCGTTCCTGATCGTGAGAAAGCCAGCCAGCTACAGCAGCAGTCGCAGATTATCGCGCAGCTACAAGAGCAGCTAGCGATGCTTACTGGGCAAGGTCAGCAGCAAGGTCAGCAGCAAGGGCCAGCTATGCAACCGAAGAATATGCTGCCAGACGGCTCGCAAGTAGGCGGCAGAGAAGGAAATACTATGTCGCCAAGGCCTAACGGGGCTTGACGGACATATCAGGGAGTAGTATATAATGACCATGTTTATAGGGCATAAGCCTAAGAAGAAGCACGTACAGGCGCTTTATCAGTGCAAAGTAACCGATAATGCCGCCATACTGGAGTTGTTTGCAGATAAGCTAGCGGAGGTTAAAGACTCCCTAATTTTGGCGGATGACCCGGTAGTTATACATAGGCTTCAAGGCAAGGCGAGTGTCCTGAAAGAATTCCTCGAAGCGGTTGAGAAATCGCAAGAGGTGTTAGCGCGTCTATAAAGACGCTTTTTTAATCCTAGCAAACCATTACGTCCGCGGCACACCGTTATAGGAGCTAAAGACAGAGTTGGAGCTTAAAGGAGATTGTTATGGCTTTACCCAAGCAAGTGCAAAGACAGATGAAAGAGATTGAAGCAATAGAAAAGCAGCTGAAAGGTGAGGTAGAGGTTACAGACGAAGCACCCGATACTGATAAAGTAGAAAAGGTCGTTGAAACCCTAGAAACACCCGAAGCACAGCCAGTAGTTGAAGAAACTCCAGAAACTGAAGTTGCTGAGCTTGAAGAACAGCCTAAAAAACCAGACGAAGACGCTGCTGTATGGAAGCAAAAGTACAAAACCCTTCAGGGTATGTACGATAAAGAGGTTCCGCAGCTACATTCCAAAGTAAAAGATATGTCAACCCAGCTCGAAGAGCTACAAGCATCTCTTAAAACTAAGGAAACAGTTGTTAAGCAAGCTGAAAAACTGGTAACAGATGATGACGTCAAAAACTTTGGCGAAGACCTTATTGAAGTTCAGCGTAAGGTTGCGCGCGAAGTTGCTGCTGAATTCCAGACAAAACTGGATACTATGCAGTCGGAAAATAACGAGTTGCGCGAGCTACTTGGTACTACTGACAGCAGAGTAGCGGAGAGTTCTTTTCAGAATCGTCTACATCGACTAGTCCCTGATTTCGATCAGTTAAACGACAACCCCAAGTGGGTTGCGTGGTTAGACGAAGTAGACCCAGTGTTAAGAGGCCCCCGTCGTTCGGTAGCGCAACAAGCGTTTGCCACAGGTGACGCAGAAGGTGTAGCACACTACGTTGACATGTTCCGGTCAAGTCAAGTAGAGCCAACGCCCGACGAGAAACCTAAGCAAACACAAGAGCTTGAACGCCAGATTCAGCCAAGTCGTACCGCTTCTAGTTCCGCGAAAACGTCGCAGACAGGCAAGAATTACACAAACTCTCAGATTGAGGGAATGTTTAAGAAAGCCGCGACGCTACACGGTTCCGGTCGGTTCGATGAGGCTAACAAACTTGAAGCTGAAATTGATGCTGCATTCACGCAAGGGCGTGTCTCGGCATAACCTAACTCTTAATCTTTTGGAGGCCAATCATGGCTATTGTATATCCCGTAACAGGTAGTGGCGCGTTTGACACTACTCCTTCGTACTCCGGTGCGTTTATCCCAACTCTTTGGTCAGGCAAGCTGCTGTCCAAGTTTTACCAGAACACTATCCTTTCTGAAGTCACTAACACTGACTATGAAGGCGAGCTTAAGAACCAAGGCGATACCGTACGTATCCGTCTGGCTCCTTCAATCAGCATTCAGGACTACACTGTTGGTCAGAACCTGAACTATGAAGTTCCTACTCCTAGCTTTCAGGACATGCAGATCAACAAAGGTAAGTACTTCGGCGTTCAGGTAAACGACGTACTGGCATATCAGGCTGACATGGACTTAATGAACATGTTCACCGAAGATGCTGCTAAGCAGTTGAAAATCTCCATCGAAAACGAAGTGTTCTTTAACTCTTTCGTAACCGAAGGCCCAGCTGCTGCTAACGAAGGTGGTCTCGCCGGTGCTATCTCAGCTGCCTACAACCTAGGTACTGACGTCGCTCCTATCGACCAAGCTACTGCTGGTAATATCCTCAAAACTATCCTGCGTATGTCTACTGCGCTTGACGAGCAGAACGTGCCGGAAGACGATCGTTTCTTGATCATCTCTCCTTTCGACCGTCACCTGTTGATGCAGTCTGATATTGCTCAGGCATACTTCACTGGCGATCAGTCAAGCGTCGTTCGCACTGGTAAGATCGGTATGTTGGATCGTTTCAACGTATACGTTTCTAACCTTCTGCCTAAAGGCGAAGCTGGTAAGGCTTTGGTTGCTGGCTTGTCACCTACCGCTGGTGGCGCTACTCTTACTGACGCTAAAGCTCGTCGTACCATGATTGCTGGTACTAAGGCTGCCGTATCTTTCGCTATGACTGTTGATAAGACTGAGCCATTGCGCAACCAAACTGACTTCGGCGACATCGTTCGTGGATTGGCAGTATATGGTCGTAAAGTGGTTAAGCCTGAAGCAATGGTTGTTGCTCAGATTGGCTCTGCTAGCTAAGTTAGTGTTACAATCAAGGGGGCCATTAGGCCCCCTTTTTTTATTCCCGGAGATAAAGCATGAACGTTCTAAAATTCCTTTCAGACATGGGCGGTGAAATTTTAGCCAACAAAGGCCG